GGTATTATGACAGCTTCTTTAACATATGCAAGCGTCTGATATAATGCTTCATTACCGCCTGTTCCACCTCTTGACGAGATATAACCGTATCTGTCACATAACTTATCTGATACTCTCAGCGGCCAGTTGGAATTCAGAACCACATTGATACGCAAATCGGAGTGAAGAAGCTGATAGAACGGTGAATTTGGGAAAAGTGCAAGGTTACTGTATTCAACTGTAGCCTGTTGCATTGCTATGTCGTAATCCCAGTTCAACTCGTAGGCATACTCTAACTCACAGCCGATATATGCCGCTCTCGGGAAGGATATGCCTGCATTTTCTGTTCTGATTTTCAGAATACAATACTTAAAAATTACATTCGGCGTATATCCATATTCTAACGATGCACTGCCTGTCCATCCGAAAACATAATCTGAAATAGTTCTCAGTTTGTAGCCGTATGTCGTACCTAAGATAGGAATTGCCGATTTTCCTGTATCCTCAGAACCAGAATATGCAAGCCACGGAGAATACATATCTGCTGAGGGTGAGTAAATATCATAGAAATAGCAGTTTATGAAGTTGCCCGAATCAAGTATGATATCACGAGGATGGCCTAAAACTATGTGATTTACAGTAAGATTTTTTATGATTTTCGTTGTCTGCGTTGTGCCATAGTTGCCGCCACCGAATACTCTGAATCCGTATACCCATGCCCTTCTGCGCTCCGAACTTTGCTCATCTGCGGTTTCATCGGGTCCCCAACTCTTTGTACCTGATGTATACACCGTATCGACCACAAGTCCGTTGAAGTCAATGGTTTTTGCGCCGTTTATCGGATACGCCACCTGCATGACCGATGATGCAACACTAAGTGTTACACTATCGACCTGAGCAGAGCCAGTCCAGAGAATTTCATCAACCGTGTTATCAGCAAGAGCATGGACAAGAGTTTCAAGGCTGTATACATTTACGCCTGCCATTTATATCTCCCTCCAGTTCGTGCGGATTCTCACACTTTCAACAGTTCCTGTCCACGATATCACATTTTCTCCCACATCAAGCTGTGGAAGTCTGCCGTTATCATGACCTGTTATCAGCGCATTAGTACCGAGATATAAGATATGTCGTGAAGAATCGATGTACGTTATATCAAGTGGACTTTCTTCCTGAGAACCGCTGTTCTGCAAGTTTTTCAATTCATAGTCAACGTTGTTGATCGTGATAGTGATATCTCCATCAGGCTTTGTCAGTTCGATTGTCGGCAGTGAGTGCCATGTGCCAGCATTCTCAACTGTATCTCCACTCTCTACGCTTATCCATTCGTTGTCTAAGCCGTATCTGAACGGTTTAAGGGTAAATGATAGGTGATAGTTTATACGTCTGTTATCGGCCGTTCCTGACGTTTCTGTGACTTTCATAGTCAGAATCTTGAAGTAAACATCAGGATAAGTTGATAGTTGTAAAGTCTGGCCGTTAATGAGAAATGCCCGAAGTGCTGAATCGTCCATATCCTCGGGAAAGAACTTGTAAAAGTCGATGCTGTAGTCGATAGGCTCAAAAACATCATCAGGTATGCCGAATGGCTCTCTTGTATAGCCTGTTGTATACCTTTGCTGCGCATGGGGTACAGGCTGTAATGTGCTTACAAAAATGCCGAAATCATCACTTGACACTCCATCAATTGTAAAGCTGTAATCGCTTGTATAATTTGCCATTTAAAATCCTGTACCTCCCACTGCTCTTATCTGCGATATACTTAATTCTGCAAGCCGTTTAGCCTGCTCCTCTATCTCGGCATCGGTCATGCCATTGCCGCCTTGATAGTAAAAGTTGAATGTGTACCTTGCACCGCCGTTCATTTTGTTTTCAAGCTTATCTGCGAATTTATCCATCCATGCAGTATTATTGTCAAGCGGTAAAAGCACTTCTGTGCCTGCTTCTCCGTAAAGATCACCGAATCTGTCGTATGTAGGGCGTGTGAATACAGCACCCTTTGCGTGTCTTTTGTGTCCTCCGCCGTTATCGACTGTGTATTTCTTGTTTGGTGGTGCTTCATACGCTTCTTTTATCACCTTTTCGCCTATTTGTTTGCTTAAATCAAGTGGATTTAAAGTAAGCCGGATTTCTTCATCAAACCACTTCTTAAATTCATCCCACTTAGCTTTGAAACCGTCCCACCATTTAGAAAGTACATCGTTTCCTGCTTCCCAATAGTCGCCCATTCCAAGTGCATTGGCTATCAGTCCACCGAGTTTGTATACAAATTCGCCGCCCTCACCGAGCAGAGAAGCGAATCCGTCTAACAGTGACGTTAAAATCTTGTCAGCGGCTTCTGCCATCTTCTCACGGTTTTCCTCATCTTTGAAGTATTCAATAAGTTTATCTGAAAGCTTAAAGGCGGCGTCTCCGAGCCTGTCAGAAGCTTTTACAAGGCCATCAACAAGATTATCAAGGATAACAGGTGCACCTTCGATAATTGCATCGATGGTTTCCTCACTTGTAAAGCCCTCGATAAGTCCGTCTACTACATCAAATGCGGCATCTATCAGCGTTCCTGTATTCGATGGATCTGTGATACCCTTTGCAAATTCTACAACTGCATTTACTCCCTCGGGGATGAGTGTAGGTAAATTGTCTCTCAGATATCCCGAAAAGTCAGATATCAGCGTAAAAGCTGTATCTTTAAGCTTCGGAAGGTTGCTTTCGATGGTATCCCCGAGCATTCCGATAACTTCGCCGCCTGTCTGTAACAGTGTCGGGATGTTCTCAATTATGCCTGTGCCGAGTGCTCCAACGATAGAAACGGATGCTTCCATGAGTGGTGGTGTTATCTTTGGTATTATTTTGCTGATACTTTTACCGATTTTCGGTGCAGCCTTTACGATGAGACCGCCCACACCATCAAGAGCCTTTTCAACTCTCGGGAGCATATTGTCAAATGCTGCTCCTGCGGTTTCAGACAGCTTGTCGAATGCTTCTCCTACATTGCCATCATTCTTCGATATCTCAACTTTAAGATTCTCCCATGCAGATTTCATAGAGCCGATTGAACCTGAGATCGTGCCGGATGCTTCTTTCGCCGTAGTTCCTGTTATTCCCATTTCTTCCTGTACTACGTGAATAGCCTGTACAATATCGGAATAACTTGATATATCGTATTCTACGCCTGATATTTCCTGAGCCTTGTCAAGCAGATCCTGCATTCCCTGTTTAGTTCCTGCGAATCCTAAGGCGAGGTTATCAAGCATAGTGAAATTACCACGTGAAAAACCTCTATAGGCATTCTGTACACCCTCAACGCTTGTGCCGAGCTTGTTCACGTTGTCGGACATATCAGTGATGGATAAGTCCATGAGTTCAGCTGCCTTTGCCTGATCGCCTCCAAGAGAATTGATAAGCGAAGCCGCACTCTGAATACTTGTTTCCATGTACTCATTCATTGACTGCCCTGCGGTCTGGTATGCCTTTTCAGCGTTCTTCATTACAGTTTCAGCCGATGAACCGAAAAGCGTTTCAATACCGCCTGCAAGCTGTTCATAGTCTGCATACGCTGAAACAGATTCTTTTACAATTGCCGAAACTCCTGTTGCCGCTGCTCCGAGTGTTGCCGCTGAGAATTTCGCAAAATCTGCCAAAGTTCCCTTTATAGCGGATAATCCGTTTTTATATTCGCTATCATCAAGCCTTATCTTTGCTTGTAAGTCAAATACATCCATTTATTTTTCCTCCTTTCCTCTGAAATCTGAATAGAAATTATCAATCGCTGTCTGGTATTCGTCACCGCTGTCCGATGGATGAAGCATATCATACCATCTGTTGTCTCTGCGTGACAGCATAGCCGCACAGTCAGTCATGTATACACGATAGCTTAGTTCCTCGGTACGCTGATCAACCTTTGCATTTACGTATCGGATGAATCCTCTGACTGTTTTCCCTCGGTATTCGCCATAGCAGATATCGCAGATTTCGCATTCGTGCAGGACATGATAAAAAAAGGTGCTGTTTCCTCATCTCTGAAAATCTCTGCTATTATCCTTGATACCGTTGTAAGCGTTTTAACTGCGCTCTCAGGCTTTTCATCAAGTATAGCCATAAGATTATCAAAGCTTTCTTTGTGCGCCTTATAAAGCGGTGTAGCCGCTTCAAACCACGTTTTATCTTTCAGACTTGCAAACAGTTCTGTATCACCGAGTATTTCGTTAACGTGCGGTACGCATTCCATCAGCGTATCAATTTCTTTGATTTCGTTAAATCTCATATTATCACTAACCTTTCATATAGCAAAATATCCCCGATATTTCGGGGATATTCAATTTTTATTCAGTTGTTTGTTCGTGTTTATGCGTTATCATCATCATTTGACGATGTTGGAGCTGCATATGCGTAATATGTAATCTCAGGTGTTTCCTTGCTCTCAATTGAACGGAATCCTGTGATTGTCATTGCGTTTCTGCCCTTGCCGCCTTTGGTTGACGTAAAGGACAAACCGCCTGTTGACAGTGCTTTCGGCATAACAGCGACTACATAACCGCCGCCGACTTTGTGCTGTATAAAGGCAAGGTTCTCAAAGTCCGTTGTTTTGTACTCAAGACGTGATACAACCTTTGTGTTGCTTTCAACGTCAGCTGCACCGAGTGCTCTTTTGATATCTTCAAGGCCGAATTTCAGTGATGTAACTGCGATTGTTGCCGCTTCCTTGCCTGTTACTACCTGTAATTCGGCATATGCGAAGTGTATTCCGTTTACATCTTCGCCAAGATCAGCTCTTGTCACGTTATCTGTGATAGTAATATCGCCTGTTGTAACAAGCAGTAAATCACCCTCGGCAGGCGGTGTGAATGTCTTTGTCGGATCAAAGTTCTTAACGATAACACCGCTGTCAAACGTCATATCGTCGAAATCTTCCTTTGTGATTATCTCTAAGTCCTGGAGATTAATCATGCTTTTTCTCTCCTTTCATCAGTAATTTGTGTAAAAACGAACTGTAAAATTAAACATTGTCCGTTTAATAAGATCGTCTGAATCGTCTCCCATTCTTGTAGAAAAGGGAGATCCACGCATTACAAGTACATATCCCTCATCACAGGTCAGCATCTTGCCGCTTCTGCCTATCGTTTCAGCTATTTCCTTTGACTTCTGGACTGCATTATACCATGAACTTTCCCTGTACCATGTATTCACGGTCATAGCAACATCGGTATTATCTCCGAAGTTATCATCTACTCCCTCATACGTCAGATAGGGGAATGCAGGCGGATTTTTCAATGAGTAAATTGAATTTTCTTCGTATGCAGGCAAGAAGCTGTTTAAAAACGTCTGTAATGCCGCTAATTTATCCATATTCGCCGTTTCACTCCATTCATAGTATAATTACATTCCGTTTTTTTAAAGCCGTTAAAACGCATTTTAAACGCTGTTTTAGTTGATAGGCATATCAGAGGGAAGTTCCCACTTTTCAGCCTTTGCATAGCTGAATTGAAGTCCTGCACTCGCAGGAGTTTCTTTTTCGGTGTTGCTTTCCGTGATTCTGAATGTCTCATTGTCTTTGTTTCGCATAAAGACTTGACCTTTTTTTAAGATTATGCCTTTATCAACGCAGACTGTATACATTTTCTTCTCGGTGATCGCTTCTGCGACTTGTGCGCCGAGTGTTTCCTGTGGGATAAGCTGTACCGTAATTACTGCGCCTTTGTTGTAGCTGTAATCAACACCGCCGATACCGCCGTAAGGATCTGGACTGACAGATGATGTTTCATCAAGCAGTGTTATTTCGGTGTTGTAATCGTTAAGGATGCCGTTATCAAATATGCTCATAGTACCGATATCCTCCTGTATGGATTCAACCGGGATGCAAACTGTGACATATACGTGACGGATGCACCGCCGCCATTGCCACTTGTTGCACCTTTAGAGTAATTGTATACACCCTGTACGCTTTCACTCTGGAAGGGAGACATATTCGCATTTCCGACACTCTCATACTTTGTGCGCCATGCCGCTATATCATCACACAAAGCCACGAATGAACGAGGTACAGCCATAAGCCACACCTGACCTGTAAAGGTTTCATCCTGTAGCAATGCCAATGATTCAGCGGTATTGCAGTAAACACCGTCATTAACATCACTGTTAACGATTCGGAAGTATTGATTTGGTTTCAAGGTAAAAGAAGGCGATACGAATGCACCGCTTTCAATTGTAAACTCTCCCTTGTAGATATCAGTAAGCCCGATATAGTCTTTAAGAAAGAAGTTCTTGCAGTATTCACAGTACTCTGTGATATCGGTCATATCGCACCGCCTTTCTCTATTACTTTTTACGGCTTTTACGCTTCGGCTTTTCCTCTGCTGTTTCCTCAACCGCCGATTCTTCAACGGTCTCCGCAGATTCAGTCTCCGGAATTACCTCAGGAACTGCTTCGATTAACACTGTTCTCTGCCTGTTCATCGCAGTTGACAGCATTTCGATGCGTTCATCGGATGGCACATATCCCTCTCGGGGATATGTGTCACCCTCTGCGTATTTATAGCCGTGATCCTGTAAATCTGTAAAATGCTTTACTACTCTGTAAGCCATGATATCACGCACCTGTATCAGTTACTGTTGCAATGTACAGTGTTGACGGATTGTAGATAACAGGGATAAACAGAGCAGATGCCTTTGTCCAGAGTACAGCAGGGTCATTCTCTGTCCACTGATGGATATAAACGTAAGGAGATACGTTTGTACCCTCTGTCTTTGTGAGAGGATTTACAACCTCGGGAGGATCGCCCCAAAGACCTACACCAAGTCTGCCGTTTGGAGTTGTGGAGAAGAATGTGATCTTATCCTTTGGATAGTAACGTCTTGATACAACCACAGGCTTGCCTGTTGTCGGGTCAATATCGGTGATATTTGCGTTGTATACGTTATCCTGTGTGATAACTGTATCGATGCCGAAATCTGCAAGATAAGCATTCAGTTCAGCGTTAGAAATGAACTTACCGCTTGCATTTACACCGTTGCGGTTGATCTGGATAGACTTGTTACCTCTCATCTTTGTGAGGTTTGCACCAGAAGTCAGCATACCGTTGATAACAACACCGTTTTCACGTGCATCATCGATGATAGCCTGTAACTGTGATCCAACATCTGAATCAACGCCAAGATCGATTGTATATGCCTTCTGTGCAGCTGCAACGCCGTAGTCGATTGTAAGGTTCAGATTGTTTTCGCCGATAGTCACCTGACCTGTTGCAAGTGCTTCGTTCTTTGCTACTCTCGCACGAACTTCAACGGCTCTTGCAAGTCTGATACCATCACGGATAACATATTCATACTGTGCATCATCGTTCACAACGCCCTGCTTTAAAAGCTGCTGCATACGCTCTGACTGATTCTGCTTTACCTTGATAAGGCCTTTTTCAATGTAGTGCTGTGTAAGCACAGGAGATACGCTCTTGATAGCCTCTGTATCAAATGCATGGAACTGAGCCATTGCAGGAATAAGCTGATCTGCGCTGATCTCATCCCATCTTGCGCCGATGTTATCTGTTTTCTCGTTGCCGAAAAGTCTGTCGATAGGGTCATTTGCAAGAACAGGGGGAGTGAAAGGAACACTAAGCCAGTCCTCTTTGCCAACCATACCGAAAATACCGTTTTCCCATGTCATAACTTATATCGCTCCTTTCTTAGTCTGATGAATTAGTCCAGTTCGGACGTGTTACTGTGGGCGATGTAGCAATAAACTTAAAGCCCTTTGCTACAAGTGCAGTTCTCTGTGCTGATGTGAGTTCCTCGGGAAGTTTATCCTCATAAACGATACCCTTTGTAACTACTGAGCCGGGCATATCGCCTGTTGTAACGTCAACATCTTCATAGAGGAAGCCGAAATATTCTGTTGTTGCACTCGCTCCCTCGCCTGTTGTTACGCTGTAGAGAGTACCCATAGGGACGTATTTGCCGCCACCCTCAGTAGTACCGAGTGAAGCAGGGATCTGCATTGTTTCTCTTACGCAGTTTTCATCATCTTTTGCAAGGAAATAGCCGGGAGCATAAGCCTTGCCTGTTGTTGGTGTCTTAATAAACGACATATTAACTCTCCTTTCCCGATGAGTTATTGTTGTTTGCATCCGCAGAATTTACAGCGTTATCGCCGTACATAGACTTCATAGTCTTTTCCCATATCTGCGCCGCTCTGGTTGTTGTTTTCTTTTCGCCGCCTGTTGCTGTCTGATTCGGGACGTTTGGTGTGTGTGTAACCTTTGTTGTAGTAGGCTTATACTCGCCCCATTCGCCCTCAATAGAGGTCAGGAGTTTATCACTGTCCTTTATCTTGCCCTCATTGTCAAGCTCGATGCCGTCCACATAACCACCGTACTTCGTGATCTTTGTGATAGCGTTATCGGAATATCCTTTTTCTTTGAGATAAGCCTTGAAAGCTGTTGACTTCTTAGCTGTTGTCTCTTTTGCTTTGATATCCTCTTTCAGCTTGTCATGTGCAGCCTTTTCGGATTCATACTTTCCTTTGTAATCGTCTTTTTCAGCGGCTGAGATTTTGGAATTAGCTTCGTCAAGCTGTCTCTGTACATCGGACAGCTTTTCAGCATCTTCCTTGTACTTGTCTCTGTCTGCCTTGATTGCATCTGTGCTTTCAGTGTGCAGTTCGATGATAGAATCTACCTGCTCATCTGATAAACCCATAGCTTTTAATGCTTTTCGAGAAAATGCCATAGTCTTATACCTCCGTTACTTTGTCGGCTGTTCCTCGCCGTTCGGTATTTATATTCAGCGGATTTACTTTTCCGCTTATATGCAAAAAGAGGTCAACGATATGGGAGATCGTCAACCTCTTTGACCTTCTGACTAAACGCTTATAGTCAGGTGATAATATGGATGCTCGTTATCGGTAATTACCCGATTCTGAGCGTATAACAAAAAAGAGCGCAGTTGATATAATCAACCACGCTCGGCATTCCAGTAATACTTTCATTACTGCTTGTTTTTTGGTTTTTTAAGTTCTTCTCTCCTGATATCCATGATCTTGACGTTATCCTTTAAGGGGATAAGTTCAATTCTATGCCCTTTTTCAAGAGCGGCATGGATTCTTTCAAGCTGTTCGGGGGTAATTCTGTATTTGTCCATATTATAACACCTGACTTTCGATTTGTCAATACATTTCGTATAATTTAACGCTTCATAATGCTTTCAATTATACGCTTGTATTTTTCTGTGTGTTCGGATGCGGCTTTTTTCAGCATATGATGTGGTTTCATGCCCCTTGTAACGTGATATTTACCTTTACGGTCATAATAGCCCCATGGAGACTTTCTGCCCTTGCCGTCAGAAGCATAAATACCAGTACCTAATTCTAACCCTATTTGTTACCGTATCGGCTTTTTATCCGATACTTCTTACAGTTTACTATCCTGTAAGTTCGGCGTACATCATCAACCTTTTTAAAGGCTGTCAAGCACTCTTGGAGACTTTATTGCTTCCATATCGCTCAGTCTCTACGCTCTACGGTGCGGATGGTCTATCCGTTACCTCGGTATTAGCTTTGAAAAGTTCATCAAGTGTCACATTCGGATTTCTCCAGTATCTTGCAAGTACTGTTCTGTAATCGATTTTAAACATATTACACCAATATAGTAAAGTTTTCGTCTCATTCCCTATCGTTATATATATGTTTGTATTTCGGTTATTCGCTTGTTCTTTTGGAGTTGCCCATCTGCAATTAGACGGTTCATAATTTCCATCGTTATTAATTCTGTCAATTGTTAAGTTCTCCGAATAACCGTTATTTATCGCCCACTCATAAAACGCTTGGAAACTATATCTCCATTCCTCACAAACTACAATTCCACGACCGCCATATCTATGAAAATGAGAATCATTAACATTATAGCACCGTGCTTTCATACCTTGCCAAATATGGTATATTCTTGTGCCACTTTGTTTATGTGAATGATTAGCTTCAAGGTTTATTCTGTCCTGTTCCTTTTTCATACATCCGCATGATTTAATAGCACCGCATAAAAGAGAATCAGAACGTGCAGACTTGATACCACCGCATTCACATTGACATATCCAGTATGTTTTTCGAGTGTTTTTATCATCAAGTCCGACAACGGTTAATCTTCCGAATTTTTGACCTGTTAAATCGTGACATCTTTTAATGTTTTTCATTTTTCAATCACTCCCATTATAGCATAAAAGTGTGCCTATTTCGTACACCTTAATTGTACCATATTCAAGAGTGAAAGTCAAGTAGCTTTTACCGATTTTGCTTGATTATTCGATACACATTACTGTGTAAAGGCGCAGTTAAATTTACGCTGCGTATTCGACATTAGTTCCGATGTAAACATCATCGCCCCTGACTGCATGAGTGATGCTATTTCGTAAACGTCCAGTATCAACAGGAGTTGACCGCTTCGCAAAGCCCTCAGCCTGTATGCCGATTCCAGTCAATGCCGCTTTCTTCTTTTCTTCCAATGCTCTGAGTATCTCACCGCTGTTATCGGTTATCTGAATATCTATGTCGGGCATTTAATCACCGTCCTTTGGTATCCTGAAAGGGCATTCAGATTTATCGGCAATTATTTTTTCAGGAATACCAGAATTATACATAAAGCAATACTGTGTTTCTATTGGCTGAATATCATTAAGTGCCTGCCTTGCTTCATTAAACTTTTCAATATAATTCATACATGATTTACACTGCTCCATGATCTAACACTCCTTTCAGCATATCTTCAATATAATTTGGTAATTTTTCGCCGAGATGATGCGCTGTAAATGTTTCAGCAAAGAATTCATACTTATCAGATGCTCCATACTGCGATATATTGTATATATCACCATTCTTTTTCGCTTTTTCATATGTCTGAGATATTAATTCACGCATATCAACAGCTTCTTTTTCAAATGCCTTTGGATTTGCCCTAATTGAGGATATCTGTCCGCAGTATTGGTCAGCTATTATATGACCATATTCATGTGTGATTGTTGCCTTGATTTCGTTATCTCCAACAGTCCAACGCTTGTATTTAAGGGATTCTTCAAGTTGCTTAATTACTTTGTTATACTGACTTTTCATTGTTGGATACTTCTCGATAGCTTTTTTGTATTCTTCAAGCCGTTTATTATACATAGCTTTTAATGATTCTGCTGTTTGCTCTAATTGTCCAATAGTCGGTTTAATTTCTAATTCATAGAAATTTGATCTTGCTTCTGCTCTTTTTAACCTTGCGTTTGATATGAGACTGTGCAGAGGAGTTATTGGATATTGTTCTGTTAATTCTGAAAGCGTTTGATTTATGATGTTAGCTGTTTCAAGAGACATATTATTATAGCTGACGTTTTCTGCAAATCTGTGAGCATACTGCTCCGCTTCTTCAATCGTGCTTGCAGGCTTAAATTCTTCTCTCTGCGGTATAGGCTCATCCACCGCATCGGGTTTCTCAACCGTAGGAGCAGGCACTTCAACCTCGGCAGGCTTTTCTTCTGTCTTTGGTTCTGGCTTCGGAGCAGGCGGTTCAGCGTTGTCCTGTTTCCGCTTTTCTTCCTTCCATTCCTCATAGGTCATATCACCGAGTTTGCTGTCTCGCTGCGATACGTCCGATAAGTTATAGTCAACTCCCTCGACTTCACCAACGAGAGTGCATCGGCAGTTATACGTTAAGTATGGTTCTGCGGCAGGGTCACCCGGAAAGAATATTTTCTCTCCCTCAACCTCAAACGCTTCACCGACTTTCCTTTTCTGTCCGTCAAGCAGTCTGTGTTCGTGTCTGGTTCGTGAATCTAAAGTCGCCATCCAGACTTGAAGCATCTTTATCCCCATGCTCTCAGCACGTTTATAGCTGTCAATTCTGCCGCCGTTCTGCGCTGATGTGGTCATTGTTCGGGCATTACGTATAGCCGATGTATGCGACATATCCGTGACTGTTGCCGCAAGTCTCTGTGATATCTTATCTATGGATTCACCCTGTAATATTCCCTGTGTAATCGCTGAGTTGATGTGCTTCTTGTTCCATAGTTCGTCTTTAGGAACATTTACAGCCGCTTTTCGGGGGAGTAGATCGGGATTATCTCTCATAAGACGTTCAACTGTCTGCTTATCGTACATCGTGTACTGTGTGTTTATCCGAGAGCCTTTTTCAATCTCATACGTGCCGTAATTATGATTCACAGCATATACTTCGGGGAGATAACCGTTTATCACAGATGCCGCTATCTGGTTTGTGTGTGTCATATCAGCGGCTAAGGTATCAGCCATTTGATGATATCTGTTGCCCTGAAAGATTTGTGTTCTGCGCCACCGCTCATATTCGGCCTTGTCAAGTTCACCGTCTTTCACTTGCTGACGTTTTTTCTTGTCCATTTCTCGGAACTGCTTCATAAAATCATCAGCGGTTTGACGTGCTTCACGGTATGCTTGTTTGTACACTTCGTCAAGACGTTTCTCCATGTCTCGGAGAATCTTGTCTGTTTCTTT